GGGCGATGTGTGGGACCTCGTGGACGCTGAGGGTGTGTGGTCGTTCTGGGTTCCGTCCGGGGATTACGGAAACACTCGGGAGTACAGGCTGTTGGATTCTTGGACTCACCCGTTCGGGGTGTGTCCCGTGGTGGTTTTCCGTAACCAGTGGACTGATGATCCGGATGTGCGGATCGCGGAGCTTGGTGAGGTGTGGCCGCTTATCCCGCTGCAGGACCGCCTGAACGACACAACGTTGGGCTTGCTGATCGCTCAGCAGTATGCGGCGTTTAAGCAGAAATGGGCCACCGGTGTGGAGATCCCCCGTGATCCGGAAACCGGGCGGCCGATTGAGCCTTTCGAGGCCGCGGTGAACCGACTGTGGACCACCTCGTCTAAAGATGCGCGGTTCGGTGAGTTCACGGAAACGGATTTGACGGGTTATCTTGCGTCGCAAGAGTCCGCCATTAAACATATGGCCACCATTGCTCAGGTGCCGCCACATTATCTTCTTGGTGGACTGGTCAACATTAGCGCGGAAGCGCTGGCGGCCGCGGAAGCGGGACTGGCAAGAAAAGTCTCGGAGAGAAAGGCGGTTTTCGGAGAAGCATGGTCGCGTGTATTCCGTCTTTTGGCGTTTGCTGCAGGGCAGTTCGAGGATGCGGAGAATACCCGCGCTCGTGTTGTGTGGCGCGACACAGAAGCGCGTTCTCTGGCAGCGTCCGCGGATGCTCTCGGCAAACTGGCAACCATGCTGGGGATCCCTGCAGAGGCGTTGTGGGAGCTGATCCCCGGTGTTACGCCGTTCCAGATTCGCAGGTGGAAGCGGCTGAAACAAAAGGACATGGCTACGGATGTTGCGGAAGTTGCCGCAACACTTCTCCGCGGTGACGAAACACAGCTTCCTGTAGAGACCTCCGGGGATTCTCTGCCTGGTGAGGAGGCTCCCGATGGCGGTGACTGAGGCAGGTGCGGTGCTCACAGAAGCGCATCGCACCGCTCAGTTAGGCATCCTGGAGAGTCTGCTTCGTTCGTTTGAGAAGGAGTGGACTGACGAGGTTGCGTTTGATCCTGCAGCGTTCGCTTCATGGGTGGCGGAGCAGGCTCCTGAGGTAGCGTCCGCGTATCGGCTGTCCGCGGAAACAGCGCAAAGGTACTATGAGCGGTTTCGTGAGGCCGAGGGTGTGCAGGAGCCGTTCACGTCCGTGATCCTGGATCCGCTGGATCCTTGGGCATGGAGCGAGTCGGTGGCGCGCTGGGGTCCGGCGTATGTCACCGCGCTTGTGGAGGATGGGCTTGCTGAAGAGGCTGCTGCTCGGCGTTCACTTGTAGCGCTGAGTCTGGATGCTACGCGTACATTCATGGCGGGTGGCCGTACCGCGTTGGCCGCGCTCATGCAGGCGGAGCCACGCCGTGTACGGTGGGCAAGGATCGCGCGTGCGCGCTGTTGTGCGTTCTGCGCAATGTTGGCATCCCGCGGTCCCGTGTATTCGTCCGCATGGGCTGCAGGTGCAGGACGTCATTGGCACCGTGGCTGCAAGTGCACTGTCGAGCCGTATTTTGGCAGGGGCCGCTACCGGTTGCATCCAACGTCCCAGCAGTACGCGACGATGTGGGACAACCTTGAGTACGCCAACCTGAACGCGTTTCGCCGTGAGCTGGAACAGCAGCGGCGCAAGGAAGACGAGGCAGGAGAAGGTGATGAATGATGTCTGATGACGCCCCCACCACTACCGGGGAAACTACTCGGGATGCTAGCGGTGACGCACCTGCTGAGGAGGTCCCTCAGAAGGAGTCCGCTCCGCGTCGTCCGGATCCCCGTGATGTGGAGATCGCCACGCTGAAGCGGCGGTTGGCTGAGCTGCAGCAAAAGTCGAGCGCGGACACGCCCACGGAGTCGCGCTCCAACGATAACCGGAAGGACGACCGGAAGGATCCGGAAGACCAGGACTCCACGGACCCGCTGCAGCAGGCGTTACAGCGGATCGCCGAGTTGGAGGAGCGGTGGTATCAGGAACGTATGGCGGTTGCGCGTGCCCGGGTGGCTGAGCAAACCGGTGTTCCGCTTGCCGTGGTGGAGCGGTTGAGCGGTGACAGTGAGGAGGAGTTGCGTGAAGCTGCTGCCGCGGTCGCTGAAGCACTGGCTGGTAGGCAGAAACCGGCACTGGTGACTCGTCCTAAGCCGGCACAAGGGGATGCGCCGGGACGTGGCGGTGTGGGCTCCAATCCGAGTCCCGCCGAGTTGGCGGAAGCTATTCGCAAACGGCTTCCGTACTAGGAAGGGGTAGTAGATGGCTCATAACATTGTGAAAGCTGAGAAGTGGGCCACGGCCGCAGTAGGCCTACTTGAACGTGAGCTGGTTCTGACTGCGCTGGTCGGCCGTGACGCTGGAGCAGAGTTCACCGGTGCCCGTGGGGATACGGTCAACATCAAGCGACCGTCGCTGTTGTCGGGTACCATCGAGGCTCTGCGGGACATGCAGGGTTCAGGTTACCAGCTCCAGACTGAGGATCTGGAGGAAGGTAGCATCTCGGTCGCACTGCAGCACCACATTTACTCCGCAGTGGACCTGACCGATGCGGAACTGACCCTCGACATCGTTGACTTTGGCGCTCAGGTGCTGGCTCCGCAGACTCGCGCGATTGCCGACCGTGTTGAATCGCTGATCGCCGCGAAATTCAACGGGCTAACCCCGGCGTTTACGGTGAGCGGTACCCCGGACGAGCTGAGTGGAGGCAAGGTCCGCCGCGCTATCACCGAACTGCGCAAAATCCTGAACGCGCGTAGCGTGCCGATGACTGGCCGCGTGCTCGTCGTGGGTGTGGATGTCGAGGGTTACCTTCTCCAGGATCCGAACCTGACTCGCGCTAGTTATGCGGGCGATGCGAGTGCGCTGAGGGCCGCTGAACTGGGGAGCCTGTACGGCTTCCGCGTTGTAGTGTCTCCGACAATCGACCCTGCTCGCATGGTGGCACTGCATCCTAGCGCGTACACGCTGGTGACACGGGCACCGCGTGTTCCTGAGGGTGCGGTTTCCGGCTCCAGCATTTCCTACGCTGGTGTGGCCATGCGCGCTCTGCGCGACTACAACAGTGCGACAGCGCGTGACCGGTCGGTGTTGTCCACGTTTGTCGGTGTGGGGGAGACCCTGGATCCCGAGATTACGTACAACGCTGATGGTTCTAAAACGGTGGACATGGAGAACCCGGTCATGCTTCGTGCGGTCGCGGCCGTGATCCAGGAAGACGAAGACCCTGAGGACCCGGGCGTGGTTGGCTGATATGGGGGTGAGATACCGTGCCCACTGTACAACAGTTTCTCGCGCGGTATCCCCAACCGGTGCCTGACTCAGAGCACGAGCGTGTCCAAGCGGCGTTGGAGGACGCCGAGACCGCAGTGCGTGTGGAAGCGGGGCTGACAGACGATGCCCCGCTTCCCGCCGCGTTGGAGCCTATCGTGCTTCGTGTCGCTATGCGCACGTTCGCTAACCCGCTGGGGATTTCGTCAGAAACCATCGGGGACTACACGTGGCGTGCGGATGGTCGCCCGGTCGGCACCGTGTTGTCCGCGGACGAGCGCGCGGAGATCGCACGTGTGATGGGACACGGTGGGGTGATGACGGTGCCGATACGCCAGCGCTGGACAGCATGGGACCGGAGCAGGCTGTCTGCATATGGCCCTCCTCCAGAACGTCGACGAGGGGATGAGGTCCCATGGTGGCGGTAGGGCAGCTGTTGGTGTCGCGACGGGATGTGTACCGCAAACGCCTGGTGGACGATGGTGCAGGGGGACG